TCCGTTTGTTCGGGATATTTCATTCAGTGCTCAAAGTGGAAAGTCGGTCAATGCGACTCCGTTAAGCTCGGTTGGGCAATCCGTTGCCGCAACGATCGGTGATGTTAATAAGGCCGCTAAGGGTGAAGATCCGTCAAATTGGGGGCGCCATGCTCTTGACGCTTTCGGATGGATGACTGGATTGACGACAAAGCAAGCCAACGCCGGTGCTCAATATCTTTGGGATTTGAAGGCCGGGAAAAAACACAAAGAAGAAAAAGGCTGGATGTTCAACCTTCTTCTCAATGGCCAGACTCCTGAAAGGAAAAAGAAATGACACTACAAACCACCGGCAACAAGATCACCTACAGCGGGAACGGTGCCTCCACCAACTTTCCGTTTACTTTCAAGATCCCGACTGACTCGCTGATCGTGTATCTTACAGGTCTTGATGGGTTGACAAATGAAGTCAACCCTCTGCTGTATACCGTAAGCGGATTGGACTCTGACACAGGCGGGTCTGTGACTTACCCGACTACTGGCTCGCCGATGGCTAACGGGTATCAGCTTACGATTGCCCGTGAAGTTGATTACACTCAGAAGGTTGACCTGAACAACCAGGGCGCGATGTACCCTAAGTCGATTGAGGGTGCTTTCGATAAGCTCACGATGCAGATCCAGCAGATCTTTGAAAAGACGAAGCGAGCATTGTCACTGTCAATTACCGATGACTCAGCGACAGATCTTCCGAGCGTTGCTGCCCGCGCGAACAAGTTCATGGCGTTTGACTCGCTCGGGAACCCAACTGTCGCGGCAGGGACTTCGGCTGATTTGACTCCGGTTTCATCCTTCATGAACGATTTGCTAGGCGCGGCAAATGATACTGCCGCTCGGGAAATTCTTAACGCAGCTGAAACGCTGTCGAATGCTCCGGCAGACACCATCTTCGGTAATCCGACAGGATCAACTGCTGCCGGGGTTTTTGCATCGATCAAGAGCTATATCGCTCGGATCGGGAATACCCGAGGTGATTTGCTTCGTCGAGGTGTAATCGGCTGGGAAACCTACGCGATTGGTACGAGTGGGTATGGATTGATTTCGGATGGAACTGATCTTGGTTGGGGGCTTCTCCCGATTGGGGAAAATTATCGCAACCTGAAAGTGCAGGCTACGACGAACACCGCAGTTACTTGTTCGGCGGATTTCGCAGTACTGACCTATGCGAATAATGTGCAGAAACTTCTGCGCGGGGTTAATTTGACTTTAGGCACTGGCGTATCTGGGGCTAATGGTCTGGATACTGGGACAGTTGCCAACTCAACCTTCTACTCAGTCTGGATTATTGCGAAGGACGATGGTACTGTTGCAGGGCTTTTGTCGCTCTCAGCAACCTCTCCGACAATGCCGACAGGTTATACCTGTAAACTTCGTGTTGGTTATGTAGTGACCAACGCAAGCGGGGCACTCCTTCGTACGCTGCAATTCGGGCGCAAAGTTCAGTACCAATCACCGCGTCCAATGCTGACAGGTGTTTCAGGGAGCATTGTTACACCGACCTGGACTGCTATACCCACTGGTAATTTTGTTCCGCAGACTGCGGCTGTGATTGCTATAACGATTAACTGCATAGCTAATTCGGTCGTAATAGTAAACCCGAATGCACTTGCTGGGACTTATACTTCCCTCACAAATCCATGTGCGCTCTCTCTAAACGCATACGGTGTCGTGGCTTCTGAATTTATTCTGGAGTCGTCGAATATCTATTACGCGTCGAATAACTTCAGCTGTGGCGTTTACTGCACTGGCTGGACTGACATTGTCTAATCCCGGCGACAGGGGTTTGTCGTAATCAAGGAGAATGAAAATGACTCAGGAAGAATTTCAGGGTATTCTGCGTACCGGTCTGGCTGCAGTTGGCGGTATTGTCGCAACGAAAGGTTGGATCTCGGCCGAGACTTGGACGATGATTGCTGGCGCGCTGATCCCGATCGGCGTTGCGATCTGGTCCTATTTCGCCAAGAAGAAATGAACTGGCTTGCAGTAGCCTTAGGTTTAGTGAAGCTGGTCGGCTTATTTGTCGAGCAGCTTCACGATCGCCAATTAATCTCTGCAGGTCAGGCAATGCAGTTGGCTGAGAACCTCAAGGAGCAATCAGATGCTATTAAAAAGGCTGCAAAGATCCGCCAAGATATTCATGACGAACTCGAGCATGATCCTTCTAAGCGGATGTCTCCTGACAAATTCACACGCCCCGACTAGCAGCGGGTCTTTCTGTGATGTCGCTAAGCCGATTTCATGGAGTCTGAAAGACACTGAAAAAACAGTCATGCAGATCAAAGAGCATGATGGTGTCGGCATCAAAACTTGTGGCTGGTGACAATGGACGCTTTGCTGAACTCTGAGTGGCTCAAAACAACACTCGCAGGGATTGGCGGTTTTATTTCCGCTTTTGTTCTGGCTCGCGTAGCATCCGGGCCGGCTCTGCAAACGGCGATCACCAATCAGTTAACCATCCTGCTTTCCGCAGAAGAAAAGCGCTTCAAGGATTTGGAAAGTGGGATGCAGGCTTTGGCCGCCAAATACAAAAAAGTCCTCGAGCATCTTCGTGTGCTCGAGGACTTGTGTCGAAAGTCTGGTATCGCAGTTCCTGAAAGACCGGACATTGATCTTTAATGATGCTGCTGGCGGGGCGCAGGGGAATAACAATTCCCAAGTGCACCCGCCTCTTTTTTAAGTTGGCCTGAACTTACCATGATGTTCAGGACGTTTGCTACGTTGTACGCCGGGACCCTGCCTGAGAGGAAGTTCAGAATACGGGACTCCGCGATAGGTTTTTTCTCCTTAGCGAAGAGTGAGAAAACATAATACCAGCAATCCTCAATCGCCTTGCTGTCACCGCCTGAGTTCATGGAACGGAAAATATCCGGCATGAAGTGCTCAGCTTCGTAAAGCCAGTTAAGTGCAAGGTTGTAATCCTCGATTGAAATCACCAGATCATTCCCTCGCGACGCGCAAGCGACCATGCTGAGTTTAAGCAAGTGTGCTGTACGACGAGTGATGTAGTGGACTAACTTGGGGTGCTCCGGTGCTGGAGGCCCACCCGCCATATGCCAGGCTCCAATCGCTTCGGCTGCCTCAGGGCTGAATGAAATTTTCCCATAAAGTGATCCGATGATTTTAAGATCATGAACGAGATCCTTTTGTGCCTCTTCCTGAACTTCATACTCACCGAAAAGCGGTTTGATAATTTTCTGCCCAGCAAAGATGAACAAGGTTCTCGAGGTAAAGCCTTGATCCCATGCACCGTCTGGGAGCATTGATGAAAGATACGAAGGTGTGGTGGAGGCGAGGATGTTGATCTGAGGCCTGTCCACGTTGAGCTTATGATCTTTTGTTCTCCGGCGTTCCGCATAGCGCTTACCGTCGTAAATGTCGGTGAGGACTGACATGAAGTCAGACTCGTATGACGGGAGGAACACGCCGAGTTCGTTAGACACGACTAGGAGAGAGTTGAACTCGACGTAGGGTGGAACCTCGCCCGGCCTTACGATGCTCCGTTTTGCATCGGCTAGGGTATCAACCAAGCTAGCTTTCGTAACCGATGACGGTGCTACGTGGTGGTCAGGGAGAGCGTTCCATAGATCTTCGACGACGGAGGACACCATCGTTTTACCTACGCCGGGCGGGCCTACGAGAATTATGTAGAGGTTTGGGTAAAGGTTTGACCCTTGAGTTTTAACCCAGACCTTACGCTCGAGTGCTCCGGCGATTGCTGAGATCGCCGCCCATTTTCTAAAGATGGGCGGTGATGCTAGGTCGTCAGTAAATTCAAGAAACGACTCGATCCAAGAGGGGAGTCTCCGCGTCTCTTTTGTAGGTACGTTTGTCATTTTGTTTGTACTTCTGCAAGCCGCCGGGATTACCTACGATGTTACCATTCTTGTCTGTCTGGGCCGAACCCCAGTTCCAGCCAGTCTTGGCCTCCGAAGGAACGATCAATACTCGATCGTGTTTAAGTTGGATCGGGATCTGCAACGCTTTGATGACTGACGGTAGGATTTCATCTTCAAGTTCCTCTGGGTACTGGACGACGATAGCATCATGGATTTGAAGAAGGACCTGACAGGTGTTCATCCGCCAAACCGCAAGCAGCCCCATGTTCAAAAGTTCGCCAATGACTGACTGAGGTTCAAAGGCGATTGCTTCTCGGATAGTGGTGTCATCATCGCGGCGCCCGAAAAAGTATCTCCGCATACCGAGCATCGTGGTGAGGAAACCTTTGGTGTAAAGTTCGGTAGCAACCCACTGATGCCACTTAGGAAACGCGGGAAACGCTTTGAAGTATTTGATCTGAAACTCCCCGATCGTAGTGGCCGGGAGGTTTGTGTGCTTGGACATTGTGTAGGGTTTGCCTCGATAGTTCGACCCGTGTCCGAGAACCTTTGCCATGTGGCGGAAAGAGTGCTGACGGTAGAATGGGCGTTCCGCAACCTCTTTATCACCCTTGGCCGTACCAACCCAGGGAAGTTCCGTCCACGCCATTTTACAGACTGTGGTATGAAGATCACCGGACTCACAAGCATCGAGGTAGCGTCCGTCATGGAAGAGGTTCCAATGGATGGCGCCGCAAGCGCGTGACTCAGCTTGTTCAAGGTCGATGTAAGCGAGCTTCATTCCCGGGTCTGCGGTAAAGACTGAGCGAAGGCGCTCCTCAACATTCTGAAGATTGGTGCCTGTACCAAAATCCGACATCGAGGAAGAGAACCGCCCAGTGGTTGTGCCGACAATGTTGTAACTTGTTCTCATCCGCCCGTCTTTGTCGATTTCAGTTGTGAGAACTGAGATTTTTTTCGCGAGATCTTTGAGGAAAAGAATACGCGAGATAAACGGGCGGGCGATGAAGTGAGCCGAAAGCTGCTCAAGAGCTTTACGGTCAGTGGTTGGGGTGTACTGACCTTTGGAATTTCTCTTACGGATTGGCGGGAGGCCGAGGGTCTCGTAAAAGAACTTGACCAGCTGCGTGGGGGAGTTCCAGTTCAACTCAATCCCAAGACCCTCACGAAGAAGGTACTTGAGATCAGCATCGACAGCCTCGAGATCTTTGCGGTAAGATGCTACGACTTTATCTCGAGTGGCTTTGTCAACGAGGATGCCACGCATGTTCATCTCAAGAACAGGCGCTTGAAGTGCTCGACGGAAGTCGTAGGTTTTTTGAGAGACTTCGTCGAGCATAGGCTCGATCACTTCAAATACCTCGAGTGTGACGCAGCAGTCAAGACCGTTGTAGATCCAGCTGCGATGGTCTGGGTTGAGTTCGGTCTCTGGGGTAAGTTCGGACGTGTCGATAATTCTCATAAGAGGATCTTCCGAAATTCGACTGGGATGCCGTAAAGACGAGCGTGGCGGATACCCTCGAGCATTCCTTGAGAGATCCCACGATCCTCGTAGACGACGCAAAGCTCTGCATGACGATACCAAGAGAGTCCGGCTGAAATTCCAAGATCACGTTCAGTCTCATTGGTGTCGTCAAGCACACCTTCCTGAGTGTAAAGAAGATGTGAAGCAAGTGGGGCTTCGCCAAGTTTCAGTGAATGATGAACACACTTGCGAGCATAGATGAGGTTTCTCTCCACATCGCCAGCGTAAGGTGACTCCAGAATAACCCGCTTCATATCATTCATCCCTCTTAACTGTTTCATGCTTTCGCATGAGCTTCCACCCGGCCTCGTTGGTGTAGACTGAGCCAAGGAAGTCAAGTCCCTTTGGCGACTCAGGCTGAAGGCTGTGGTGAAGCAGCATCGTGTCGTCAGAATAATTTTTAGTTGGTATGCCGTAACGTCTCCACAAAAAATGAATATCGTAGATACCGTTCTGGCCGACCTTACGACATGGGAGGTTGAGGATATATCGGATCAACCCCCACACTGTCATTTCATCTTCAAGCGTTTTCCAGTAAGAACCATTCGGAGAAAGCTTCGAGGTAATCGGAATAACGAGCGCGAGATCTTTCGACGGGGCGAACCCGATCTCAGTGATCTGATCTCCAGCCGTTTCAATATCGAAGCTAAGTATCTTGCATGGAAGAATATAGCGCTCAATGAACTCTCGTATATCTTCGATGGTTGGATCAACCCAGATCAGTCGTTTTGGGCGAACGACCTCAGGGAAAGCGGACTCACGCAGCGCCTTCTCAAAATCAAGGATGGTGACTGGACGGAGTGACCAGTCCTTGATGATGGAAAGAGGGTGGTAGGTCGGAAGAACCTTCAGACCGTGGATGCCGGAGGCACAGGTTCCTCGAACTTTACGGATTGCAGACGAACCCAAAGTGGCCCATGTTGCCGCAGCTCCAAGAGCGACGACAATATTTGGGGCAATGTCTCTAAGTTCAGCTTCGAAGGCTGTAACTTCTGAAGCGAATTCAGCACGGATATATTTTCCGGATCGGATTTGGCTCCGGCCAGGGATACCTGAAGTTTTAGGTCCACAGAAATAATCAATGTCATTGGATGGTCCTACTCGTTGTTTGATGACGTCAGTGAAATAACAATCGGCGCGACGGATGCCGGCCTCTTCGAGCATCTTGTTAAGGACGTAGGAGGTTTTGCCTACAAAGGACATATGGGCTGAGGCTTCAGCGTCCCCGTAATAATCTCCGACGAAAGCGATGTTTGGCATAGTGAATGGACCTTATGTTTTCCATCGGAAAAGGTATGGCTCAATCACCCGTGTAAGGTGAAAGATCTTCCAGCCTTTTTATTGTGGGGTTAGGTAACGGATCAGCCTGGGCTTGGATGATGTAGAAAACAACCTCGCGGAAAATGAACTTGCGAACGATCCAGTACGAGACGCCATCACACATAACTCTGTCACCTTCGGATGGATAGTATCGCCATTTCATATGCGTAGCCTCCGTGCTCGGTTGAGTTCTTCCTGAGCGATCTTGGCGAACTCAGGGTTGAGTTCAGTGCCGACGACAAACTTGGCGCCAAGGGACTCCGCTGCACGAAGAGCGCTACCACCGCCGCAGGTCGGGTCGAGCATGATGGTGTTGGTGTCAACCAGCATACGGAAGAAGTGGCGGAGCATTGCCTCAGGTTTCTCGGACATGTGGATGTTGCGCGAGGTGGGTGCGGCATAGGCATTGGCAACGGCCTGAACAACAGGTCGATCACCCAGGCGCATGAGGAGTGCGGTCTCGTAGATACGACGAGGGCCGCGAGTTGGGTCGGGCAGAATGCCTACGTTGTCGCTCTTGAGCCAGATCAGCGGGAACGGCTCGATCATAACATCGCTGTTGTCGGCGAAGAAGTCCAACGTCTGCTGATAGTATTTCATCGAGAACCAGAACAGGATATGGCAGGACGGGGTAGTGATTTTGGGAATGGCTTCACAAAGTGCTCGGCACAGATCCCAGTACACATCCTCGCTGTCAGCGTAACCGCCGTGGGCTGCTGCTGAACCTTGATCAGATTTATCCATCCCGACTCCGTATGGGAAGTCGCAGTGAATGAAGTTGAAGCGCGGGCCGGAATAGGTCTTTGACCACTCAGAGAAGTTGGTGTTGATGATGGACTGAGGGAGCGGTGTCTCGGCGATTTTCTCGATGACAGGGGCGCCGACGAGGGCCTTGATAGCGTCAACTTCCTGAGTGTCCTTGCGGGCTTTAGCCCGCTCAGTGATGCCGCGAGCGACTGAGAACTTCGGCGCTGCGATGACACGCTCGTTACCATCGAGGATTTCAGCGGCGATGGCAAGGGTCTGAGAGACGTTGTACTGGGACAGGCCGAGGGCTTCAGCGGTTTTCAGCTGAGTCCACTCAGGATCTTTCGCCTTGCGGAGTTCGTTGTAGCGCTGAACCGCGAGGCACTGATCCTTCCAAGGGATGTCAAGGCGCTTGATGTTTTCCTCGAGCTCGATAGCTTGAAGAACATCAGACTCAACTTCATCAGTGTACTGGCAGGTGATGTGGGTCCATCCGAGAGACTTTACGGCGGTGAGGCGGCGCTCACCCGCGACGAGGATGTTGTCGCGAGTAACAACGATAGCGTTGATGAGGCCACGCTCGGCGATTGACTGAGCGAGTTCCTCGATCCCGGTAAGTTCACGGCGCTGACGACTGTCGCGCTCGACGATAATACGTTCGACGGAGATGTTGTGGTATTGGCCTGAAGTCATCGAAGTCACCAGCAAAAATGGGCAGGGGTGTTAGCCCTGCCCGGTTGAAAGAATGGATGAAGATCAGGCCGGGATCATTTCCTTGATCTCGGCATAGATCTCGGTGCCATCCTTCGAGGGGCGATGACCGATAACACCACGGAAAGTCTTGCCGGGGATTTCGGTGAAGAGTTCACCCAGCGACTTGCCATCGCCGTCGATGCCGAGGGTTTCAACGAGGAACTTCTTCGAGCGCCAAGCTGCATCTTCGGTCAGGAACAGAGTGACGAACAGGGTCTTTTCCGAAACACCACCAGCTTCGATGAGTGCTTCGTCGTCAACGTCCTCACCAGCCTGGAGCACCTTGACCTTGATCTTGATTGCGTCGGTCTGATTGGCGCCGAGCTTGACGTATTCACCTGCACCGTCGATGAGGCAAAGATAGGTGCCGACCGGCAGGGGCTTCGGCTTTTCGATCTGATCAACTTTTTTGGAGAGGATATCTGCGAAATTGGACATGATTGTTTTTTCCTGTTTTGAGGTACTGTGTGTTGTGTGGGCTGATGCCCGGTATTACCCACCGCGAGCGATCTTGAAGAAGTCTGCAAGACCTGTCTCGGTAGGGAATGAGTTCGGCGTATCGAATGACGCCGCGTTTTTGAGGTCAACCATCGCGGTTGACTGTGTACGGATTTGGCGCTTGCCGGTGGAGCCTGAGCCAACAGTCTCGCACATGAGAACGGAGTTGAAATACGCAGGGATCTTCGGGGACAAGGCCGCGCCGACTGATGTCGGGTAGGCTTTGGTTGTGCCGTCTGGACGGTCCATGTATTTCATGTGAGCGATGACGATCACGTTGGTCTTGAAGTTGGACGAGGTGATCTGGCTGATCATAGCCTCGACAGCTTGCTGAGCGTGACCGAAGATCTGACGCTTGTCCTTGGCGCCTGGGTTGAGGGATGTTGCCCAGTTGAAAGCTGCGTCAGACATGAAGGTGAGAGTGTCGATGACGACAACATGCTCAGGACCGAGTTCACCGAGCTTGCTACCATCTTCCCATTTGTCGAGGGACTTGATGGCGTCAGAGAACGCAGACGGGATGCCGTCGAAGATGACACCCTGAGGGGACTGACCTTTGATCTTGTCGCGGAAAGATTTGAAGTCCACGTTGGCGAGTGCCTTCGGGTCACGACGCTTAATCAACTGGACGAGAGGATCGAGGCCGTTGTCGAAGTCGAGGATGTGGAGCTTGTAGCCGGCGAGGGCGAGGGAGGCGAGGGCTGAGGTTTTGCCTGAGCCGGAGTCGCCTTGAAGGAGGAGCTTGGTGATTTTGGATGATTGGTGGTCAGCGAGCGATGGCATCTGGTATTTCCTTGTAGGTTACTGTTAATTCTTTGTAAAAGTTAAATGCTTCTCTTTTAACACTCTCCGCAGTGTATGGAGCGGAGAACTTAATTTCAGGCCACCGAGTGGTTATAGCTTTAACCATAGCATTTCCTGGAGTAATATCCTCCACAATAAACAGATAGATTTCTTCAGCGAAATCGTCGAAAACTGCTACAGCATAGCGCATCAACGTATCTCCAAAGGGTTCCAAATCTTCTTCACGAAGTCCGCTTTGAGAAACTCTTGGCGGACCTCTGGGTCTTTGGAGCAGATCCGCCGGAATGGACAGCCTCCGTATTTATGGCATGACTTGTCGTTCATCGGCCAATGGTTTCGCTCTGCGGAGCGAGCCGCGAGAAGGATGTACTCGCGGGTGTCGTGTAGCCATTCGTTGATCTGGTTTGTGGTGCGATAGGTGAACCCACGCTCGAACCGAGAGAACCCAACCGCGATCTGGACTGCGTTGATGATGACGCCTTTGACTGGGGCTTGGTAGATGATCTGCGAAGCGGCGGTGTAAAGTGTCATCTGGTTGTCAGGGTTGTACTGATCGAAGTAGTACGAACTGACTGTCGATGTGGCAGTCTTATGATCCATGACGTACTGCGAGCCTTGGAACTCCACGACACGATCAAGGTGCCCGCACAGAAGCATATCGTCAATTTGTAGTTTGAACGAAAGTTCCACTGCCGGCTTCCCGGAGGCAAGGATGACTGTTTTGGCTGGATCATTTTGGAATTGCTCGACGTACCAGACAAGCGAGCGAACAAGGTTCTCGCGGGTCTTGAGGTTATGCTCGGAGTCCCAGGGAGTCCCGGTCCCAGGGACCGGTTTGCCTTCAGCATCTTTGTCATGGACCCAGGTTTCAAGCATGGCTTTGAAAACCATTTTTGAAGTGGCCTCGTCGTGGGTCAGACCAGCTGCGCGGTCATGCTCGTAATGTTCAAGACATGAATGGTAGATCTGACCGAAGATCAGATGGACTGAAATGCCGCGAGGCGCCCAGTTCTCGATCATGCGGTAGTAATACATTCGAGGACATTCTTTGAACATACCAAGAGAGGTGGAGTCCCAAGCGTACTGAATGTTGGTGCCCTCGAAGAAAGGCGA